GTGATGCGTATAAAGCGTATCATGGGGTACGTCCTCATATATATATGGGCATACCTTCCATTGAAGAAATGGAAAGGCAAACTCAAGCATATTACGATTGGATCGCAGAAGATTTGGCACAAGAACGTGCCGATGAAGATACCAGTATCAATGCCTGTATGGAATATGGTGCACCTGATATTGATACCGCAATGAGGTGGCTTGAGCAAGATAATATCCACTCGGAATGGGTGTAAGCAAACTGAAACCGTCCAACATTGGACACTTTTACGGAGTAACCGTTATGCCTTACAATGTTCACATCAACATGAAATCAAATAACCGCAAGGTAGGTAAGATACCAGTATCTACTACTAGTGCTGATACTTGCCCCACTGTTTGTCCTTTTAATCATGCCAATGACGGTGGCTGCTATGCTAACGGTGGTCCATTGGCTATGCACTGGCGCAAGGTAACAAGCGGTGAACGTGGCACTGGCTGGCGTGAGTTCATCACCTCTGTCACTAACATGAAAGCTGACACTTTGTGGCGGCATAATCAAGCAGGTGACTTGGCAGGTGATGGCAACCGTTTAGATGCCAAAGCAAACCGTCAACTCTCACAGGCTAACAAAGGCAAGCGTGGTTGGACATATACACACTACAATGTGTTAACTGACAAGCACAACGCCAAGGTAGTCAAGGACATGAATGATGAAGGTTTCGTGGTTAATCTGTCAGGTAATACACTAGCACATGCGGATGCCTTGTACGATAAAAACATTGGTCCAGTTACAACTGTACTACCTGCCGATCAAATGACTAACACCACCACCCCAAAAGGGCGTAAGGTAGTCATATGCCCAGCAGTAATACGTGATGACGTGTCATGTGAAACCTGTGGACTGTGTGCAAGAATGCGTGATGCCATTGTAGGTTTCCCTGCACATGGTAGCAGCAAACGTAAAGCAGATAAGGTAGCAAATGGATGAAAATAAAACCAAAGACAGGAATAGTGAACCCTGTAGCTAAAGCTATGCTACAGCAACGTAAATCACCGCAAGTTGTCCTTCCAAAGAAGGGCAACAAAGCAAAACGCAACCGCAAAAAGGAGTTCAGAGATGCGCTACGAGATGCAGAATTATATTAAGTTCACTAAGCGGAAAGCGTCCAATGTTGGACAGTTTAAGAAACACAATGACGATTGGAAACGTGAACGTAAGATAGCACGTAAACAGAAACTACAAACACGAAAGGTAGCGTAACATGTCTACTCAAACTAATACATTTAATTCAAACCCAACTAGCGAAGGAGCTAATACAATGACCAATTCAAATGAAAATGCACCAAAAGTAAAAGCAGCACATCCAGAACTGTATGCAGAGCATACATTTCATATGAAGCGTGCCAAGAACTTTACTTATAATTATTGTGTAATTGATGAGGTTCTATTAGAGTTTTGGGATGAAATGTCTGCACGTGAAATTGCGGAAGTAATGAATGAGTATCCTCATCGTATTATATATAGAGTGCAAGTTCTCAAAACGCTTGGACTTATCAAGGCAAAGCGTGACGGTAACAAGATGAAATTAACACGTACCAAGCGTATGCTTGAAAAAGAATTAAAAGAAGTAGAACGTAAGTTAGCTGAAATAGCTGCATAAGGAGCAAACATAATGCGAGTTGAAGTGTACTTCAATTTACATAAACACACTTTCTCTATCCGATCAACCAAATCGGGTAGAGTAATATGTCATGCTGATCGTGTATGTATTGAAAGCCCTGAGTTTATAGTGCGTCAATCTGGACGTAATCGTGTGCTACGTGAAGGCAAAAAGAACGTACATGCTTTCGTTCGTGGCGAAGCTAAACAACAGGGTTTAGATGAACCAGATTACGATATAACTACATCAGTAGTTTACAATCCATATAAGTATGACAACTTTGTAGTTGACGAAACAAAAACCCCTGTCAAAAAAGCTGATACGGTATGGCTAGGTGTTACAGAGCAGGGTATACCTTGGATACAAGCAGAAGGAATAAAAAATGACTAACAAAGACATTTTAATTTGCAAAGCAGAGAACGAGATACGCCAAGCACAGCAAAGGATACGTGTTCTGCAAGATGAATTGGACAAGCAAGCAGAGATTATACGCTTGGCATATGAGAGAAAACTAAAACTAGAGGAGACAAAGTAATGCAAGTGTGGTTAGAACATTGTGGACCTAACGACTACAGACTTTTTGACAGTGACCCGGATGAAGGGCAGGTAGGTATGAGTTATGATTTTGAAAGTTTAGATGCGGCTATGCTGTTCGCAAAGATTAACAAAGTAAAGATAACGATAAGCTACTTAAAGCCCTATTGGGAAAAATGGGAGAATAAATGATGCCATATATTGAGAACGAAGAAGAAAAGCAACGCCGTGTAGAGTGGAAAGTAAAGCAACAAGCAAGGGATGCTAGACGGGATGCAGCATTTAACAAGCTAACACAAAAGCAAAAGGATGTGCTACGTGATATGTGGAAAGCATATGACCAGTGGGACAGAGAGACTACAGATCAGTTTTTACTGTATGAAACAGTGATACGGCTACAGTCTGTTCGTGGCTCTTTCATACGAGCATTCCCTGCACTCACTGCGGATGATGACGATGAGTAAGTATCAATACGTCTGTGAACTCTGTGGTGGTGTAAATTTGACACACTCTGCGGATGTTGAATGGGATTTTAGCTTGCAAACATTTGTGGTGTGTGGTACACATGATGATGCTTACTGCAATGACTGTGATAAAGATATACACGGAATAGAAATGGAGGGAGAAGATGGAGATCAAGATGATTAAAAAAGATGAACTATATCAGTATGTTATGGTAGGTAGTTATCAGACTACGGATGGTTCTACAAAAGATGTGATGGTGTATGGTAAGAGTTTATACCATTGCGTCAAGAGGGTGAAAGAAAAGGATATAAAGTTTGGTATTGATCAATTCAACACCAGTCTCAGGGGTGGATACCTAGTTGCTGACTATGATGTTTCACGACAAGCAGAAACAATTGCAAGATATATTACTTGACAAAGGGAAAAATATCAGTATCCTTATATTATACTAATAGTATACTAATAGTATTATTATATTATATAAAATATAAATACTAATAGTATACTTTAAGTAGGTGAGAAAGATGAGATTTAAAACAGCAACAGCTAAATACTTGAACAGTAGATACTTTGGTTCTTTGTCGCCTTCTTCACAGAAGGGGTACGAAAATAAGTTGAAGTCTTTCTGCAAGGATACTATCAATGGCAGGACTCTTGGAAACATAAGTATTGATAGAATCAGTGTCGTTCTTTGTGCTGATCTGTATGATACATGGGAAGCTGAGACATCCACATCTAATGCGAACCATTGCTCTAGGATATTCTCTGTGCTCATGAACTATCTTGTGTCTATGGAATACATACCGAATAATCCTATGGCAAGAGTGAAGAAAAGAACAAGTGAACCTCGATCCGTAATATGGACACACGATCAAGTCATGAAGTTTTTAGATACAGCATTCACAAAGTTTGAATGGAGAAACATTGGACTGATTGTGTTGATGTGTTACGAGTGGGGCCAACGTCCAGTTGATATTAGGAATTTAAAATGGGAGAACGTAGACCTAGAAAACCAAGTGGTAAAGATTACACAAACAAAACGTGGTGCTACAGTTGAACTACCTGTTCCTGATAATATCAACAACATGTTAGTACAGCAGAAAGAAGATTGGGACTTCCAAGAATATGTAGTACCCCACCTAAGACCACAGGACAGGGCATACAGACCACTAACGGTATTTCAGATGACCCACCTACTAGGTCAAGTAAAGGACGCTGCTGGACTACCTGATGAGATACAGGTGGGTGACTTGAGAAAGACTGCCATAGTTCAAATGATAGAGAGTGAGGTGGATCACCTAGCTATTCAATCTGTGACAGGGCATAAGAACGTGGCTAGTCTGAACCCATACAATAAGTTCAGTTTAAAAACTGCAAAGTCTGCATTGGATAGGAGACAGAGACAATGAGAAAACCTAATCCAATGGCAAAAGATTTACGTCAACCTAAATACAAACAGCAAGTAATACCGAATAAGAAAAAACCAAAACCAAAGAGAAAAGAAAAACACAAAGGAGATACAACATGAGTGATGAGCCGTATCATATAAAAGGCTGGTTCTATGCCTTCTTGGTTTGTGCATTCCTGATATTGGGTGTACCTATCATTATTAATCTTATTTATTGGCCTGACATTGGAGTATGGAGTTTTCTGAGATGAAGTGGTATGTAATGGTTTTCTTTTTGTCCTACAATGAGGATGGAACAAGAGACACATTTGTGTTCACTAATCCAGTGTATAACACAGAGATAGAGTGTCGTGCTACATTGTTAGATAGAAAAGAGGTGATGAAATATACACACGGATTAATGATGGCCTACAATGGTCAGATACCTGGTCCTATTGAAATGGTAAACTGCATAGATGAGAACGAGTTTAATCAGCTAGAGTTTTTAAAGAATGAGCAAGAAGGAAAGATAGCACTATGATACCTAGAGAAGCAGCGCAACTAGAGGCAGAGAGAACATTTGATATGTTTATCCTGTGGTCAAAGAGAGCCGCTATATACAGTGCACTATTTTTAATGGTGGTTGTTTTTGGTTGTAATAGTGGTGTTGAAGTTGGACCTAACAAAAGTGGGTCACAATATAATGGTGAGGTTTATTCACCTATGAATTTAAATAAAAAGGAAAAGAGATGAGTGATAAATTAAAAATTGTACCATTGAGTATCGTAAGTATTTTTGACATTTTCAAAGAGGCATGGAATAGTATAATGACCATAGAGGATTCTCCTTTACGTCACATACAAAAGCTAGATCCAATGGCTGCACATGCGGTGTTTCAGATACTAGCGTACATGTGGAGTGCTATTTTTGCACTGTGGATTGGTAACATTTTCTGGTTTGCTATTAGTGGTATGGGACATACTTTGCTTATTGCTGGTATCTTTATAACTGCTATGACTTACAGAGAGGCTAACAAACGATCCAACAATGATCCAACTGATAATGTAACTAGCGGTAGAATGTTTGGAGGTGAACATGAATAGAATATTAAATATGCTACCAGAGTTTTGTTTATCTCACTGGTTACTCAGGATACCTTTGGCAATTATATTTATACAGCAAGGTTTATCGAAGTTTCCTGTTACAGTTGATGGGGCTGAGTCCTTTGATCTGCCGTACATTGTGTGGTGGTTTGCAGCATACGGTGAGTTAGGTGCAGGGATAGGACTGCTACTAGGTGGGCTAATAAGTTTTACTTACCTACACCTAGATCATCCTTGGGTAGAGGATATGGTGACAAGGTTTAGTGGCTTGGTAATCTGCTGCATAATGACAGGTGTGATATGGGTAGGTGAGCCTGACAGTTTGCTGGATGTTTTACTATATGACAATCTACATGTATTACTATGGGTAGGTGGTTTATTCTTCGCACTCAGGGGTAGAAGGGCATGATGAGAAGAACTAAATTGGTAGAGTGTGACAAGTGTGGAAAACTTTTTGACACAAGTGAACACACATCATGTCCTAAATGTGAGGAGAAAAAATGATTGATGTAGAGATGTGGGCTATAAAAGACACTGAAAAAGACAAGTTGGTGGTAACTAAATGGGGTAGGAGCACTTGGAAACATAAAATGAACCCTAACAGTGTTAATATTGTCGGATACCAACGATATGATTTTGATTGGACAACTAAACCCCCAACGCGAACGGAGAATGCTAAGTATAAAAATTTAAAGCCCATCAAGATCAGAGTAAAGGAAATTATTGATGATTAAAGCAACTATGATGGACTACATGGGTCTGGATGTTACCGTTGTAAACGCAGCTAGAGTTAGTTTTGGTAAGAAAGTGCCACCAGGTAGAACATTTACCACAGAGGATGATAATAAACTAATTCATTATCTAGCGAAGCACAGGCACATGTCACCTTTTGGTCACTGCTTTGCCAGCTTTCATGTCCAAGCACCTATCTTTGTGGCTAGGCAGTTAGTGAAGCATAAGTTCTTACGTTGGAATGAGATCAGCCGCAGATACGTGGATGAAGAGCCTGAGTTCTACCAGCCTGACGCATGGCGAGGACGTAGCGAGGATAAGAAGCAGGGTAGTGAGGGTGTTGTATATCCTAAAACAGATACAGACTTTGTTGGTTACACTGCACTCAGAGTTTATAAAGAACTTCTTGACGAAGGTGTATGCCCAGAACAGGCGCGTATGGTACTGCCACAATCTACAATGACTGAGTGGTACTGGTCAGGTAGTCTTGATGCATGGTTTGATATGTGCAAACTACGATGCGCTTTTGATACGCAAGTAGAGACACGCCTCGTTGCTGATCAAATCAGTGATACAATGCAAACATTGTTTCCTGTGTCATGGAAAGCCTTGACAGGAGAATCAAATAATGATAAACGTTTTGATGAGTACAGTTATTACGGAGAAAATAATCCACCAGTATCTACAAAAGATGTGTGGCATGGTAATGATCCAGTAATTGATCTAGAAAATAAAAAGGCTATTGAGAGTAGAAAGTTGTATGGGGATGATCAGATAAGACCTATGACTGACTCAGAAAAGAAGAGAGCAATGGAGAAAAAAGAATTGAATCAAGCGTGGTATGATGGAGATGGTGGGGAGTTGTTTGAGTAATGGCTGAAGGAGACAACCCACATCTGCCTTGTCCCTTTGAAGAGTGTGGATCTAGCGATGCTTTCAATTGGAACGATGAGGGATATGGTTTTTGTCACAGTTGTGGCACATCTTATCCTAGTTCCAAGCCTACTTTTGATTGGGCAAAAGAGAAGTATCCAGTAAAACAAAGGATAAATATTATGGATGTAGTTGTAAAGTCTGGAACCTACGATAATATCAGAGGTATAAAACCTGATGTGTGTCAGTTGTATGGTATACAGTTGCAACTTGGTGAGGATGGTAGTCCTGTGAGGTACGCTTACAAATATCCACACACAACCAAGTACAGGTCTTACACAGATAAATCTAAGACTTGGGTAAAAGACACAGGACTTGGTATGATACATCTGTTTGGTCCAAAGTTTAATGCTGGAACTAGCAAACGTTTGTATCTTACTGAGGGAGAGTTTGATGCGGCAAGTCTGTATGAAATCCTTGGAGAAAAGTTTCCTGTCAAGTCTCTACCTAGTGCGTCCATAGGGGAGAAGTTTCTACAGAATAACCTAGATTATCTTAGATCTTTTGAGGCTGTTATTTATGCAGGAGAACTTGATACAGCAGGTAAGGCAGCAGCAGATAAAATTTATTCTGTGTTACCAGAAAAGTTCTACTATGTTCCTATGTCCAAACACAAAGACGCCAATGACTTTCTAACTAATGGTGATGGTAAGGAACTTATGTGGGCTGCTATGAAACCACAGAAGTATTCTCCTGATAATTTCTTTATCTCTGACCAAGATGTAGAATATGCCATACTAAATGAGAATCCATACTCCTACACCCCCACAGGTCACTCAGGATTAGACTCAAAGATTCGAGGTGTGGTCAAAGGAGGTCTGACTTTTATCAAAGCACCAAGGGGTACAGGTAAGACTGAGGTAATACGTTACTTTGAAGCGGGACTGTTACGCACAAAAGAAACAAAGATCGCACTGCTACATATGGAGGAGATGAAGTCAACAACTTATAGGGCTATGGCTACGTATCACCTTGGATGTAATGTACGTACTAATGATGATGCACTCGCCAATGGTATCTCTATCGAAGAGGTAATTAGGGCAAGTCAGATAGCTGCTGATACAGAGAACAACAGAACCATAGTTTTTGAGATGAGGAGTCATGATGATCCACTCAAATTACTTGATCATACCCGTACTGCGGCTACTGTGTTTGGGGCTGACTTTATATTTGTGGATCACGTACAGCGTTTAGCCTATCTATCTAACACTGGAGTTGATGGAGCCACAAGCACACTGACTACTTTGGGATCACGCATGGCACAGTTAGCCAAAGAATTAGACATAGGTGTTGTATTTATATCACAGGTTAATGATGATGGTAGAACAAAATATGCTGCATCCCTTGAAGAAGAAGCAATAATATGCATAAAGATTGATAGGAATGTAGAATCAGAGGATGAGATAATACAGAATACAACTAACTTTATCGTTGACAAGAACAGACCTTTTGCTAAGTTGGGTAATGCAGGTTCAGTTTATTATGATCCTGAGACAACAATACTTACGGAGGATGTTCCGTATACTAATGGTGGAAACGTGGTGAATTTACATGATGGTATTTGATATAGAGGCTGATGATTTATTAGAGGATGCGACAAAGATACATTGCATGTCGTACACCTTTGATGGAAAATCCTATGTCAGCATCTACGACTATAGCCTTATGAGAGATATGCTACTAAAACAACGCGGTCTAGTGGGTCACAATATTATTCGTTATGATATACCACTGCTAGAAAAAATACTTGGTATAAAGATTAAGGCACAGTTGTTTGATACCTTACCTATGTCTTGGGTTATAAACTACAATAGGTCACGTCACGGTCTTGAATCTTTTGGCAATGACTACGGTGTACCTAAACCTGAGATTCATGACTGGAAAAACTTAACACAGGAGGAATATGCGTATCGCTGTCAAGAGGATGTTAAAATAAACTACATACTTTGGCAGAATTTACTTAAACGATTTATGTTTATCTACAAAGATAAATCAGAACTCAATCGTTTCTTTCGTTACCTACAATTCAAGATGGACTGTGCGAGAGAAGCAGAACAACAGGGCTGGAAACTAGATGTCCCAAAATCACAAAACCTTGTGCAACAGCTTACTGATTTACAAGATCAGAAAACACAAGACCTCATTGAAGTTATGCCAATGCGTAAGGTTATGGCGATTAAAACAAAACCTAAAGTAATGAATAAAAAGGATGGCACACTATCTTCTCATGGTAAAAGATGGATCAATTTATTAAAGGAGCATGACCTACCTGAAAGCTATGATGGTGAGATAAGTGTAGTTAAAGGTGTTGAACCAGCTAACCCAATGTCCTCAGATCAAGTTAAAGATTGGCTGTTCTCTATGGGTTGGAAGCCATGCACATTCAAGTATGTAGATGATAGAAAGATACCACAGGTAAGATCCAATGGTGAACTTACATCGTCTGTCAAGAGACTTATGGAGACTAACAAACAGGTACAAGTTCTTGATGGACTGACTGTACTACAACACAGGTTAGGTATTCTCAAAGGCTTCTTAGAGTGTGAGAGGGATGGCTATGTCAAAGCAGAGATAGCAGGTCTTACCAACACACTTAGGTTTAAACATCAAAAGCCTCTGGTTAATCTACCAGGTGTGGATAAACCTTGGGGGATGGAGATACGTGGTTGCTTGACTGCACCAGAGGGATTTACTCTTTGTGGTGCAGACATGACTTCTCTTGAGGATACAACCAAGCGTCACTATATGCAGCCCTACGATCCTGACTACGTTGCAGAAATGTCACAGAAAGGATTTGATCCACATTTAGACTTGGCAAAACATGCGGGATATGTTACTCAATGCGACATAGATAAGTACAACAGGGGTGATATGCCAAAGTTAAAAGAGTTACGTAAGAACTTTAAGGTAGTAAATTACTCTGCTACTTATGGTATCGGTGCACCTAAACTCTCTCGTGAAACAAGTATGTCAGAGGGTGAAGCAAAGGATTTACTAGATGCTTATTGGAATCGTAATTGGTCTGTTAAAAAGTTTGTAGAGGATCAAAAGATACGTCACATAAACGAAGAGATGTGGGTTCAGAATCCAGTCAGTAAGTTCTGGCACAGCTTGAGGTTTGAGAAGGATGCTTTCTCTACTATCAATCAAAGCACAGGTGCCTATTGTTTTGACAGGTGGGTTGCACTATATAGATCAAGAAGACCTAATATAGTGGGACAGTTTCATGATGAAAGTATTAACGTGATAAAGAAAGGTGAAGAGAATGAGCACACTTCTGTTTTACAGTGGGCCATAGAAAAACTTAACGAACAATTAAAATTAAATGTTGACTTAGGTATTGATATACAGTATGGTCAAACTTATGCAGATGTACACTAAAAGGAGGGCCATATGGCTACGCGAATAGTTAAACTAACAGGTATTGCAGAATGGGCAAAGGTGTTTGAACAGAACAGGGATCTTACAGGTTGGAAGCCTACCCTTCAAGCAGAGGGTTCCTACGAAAAGTACAAGGGTGCTTGCACTATTGACATGATACTTGATGATGAAAACATTGCTAAACTTCAAGCAGCTAAATGCTCTAAAGATCCAAAGGTTGATCCAGAGGGCAGAGGAATGAAGGTGAAATTTGATAGGAAGTTCGATACTGGATATGATTGGAGCAGCGGTGCGCCTCGTGTTACTAAGTCTGATGACAGTGCTTGGGATTTTGATAATGATGGCACCATTGGCAACGGTTCTATTGTAGAGGCAACGATTGCTGTCTATGATCTACCTAAATATGGTAACACAGGAACACGACTAGAATCTGTTAAGGTTTTAGATCACGTTCAATATATCCAGCCACAGGACGGTGGTAGTTCTCCTCCTGCCACAAAGAAGCCTGTGACAACACCCCAAGAAGAAACAGTTTTATTCTAGGGGTGTAACTAGGGGGTGGGTACTGTGGGTGTGTCCATCCCCACATTAAGGAATATTATGAAAAATATAGATACACTTGTAACAGACATAGCTGAAGTTATCCAAGGTAAGGGTGGTTGGTCTTCTTTGATAGCTAAAGACATGGGGAATAACATAGCACAGATCGCTAACACAAGGTTCTCTAAACCCCAAGAGCCTAGAGGATATCTATCCTTGTCTGGTTTAGGGACACCCTGTAAAAGAAAGCTGTGGTTTAAAGTAAATTGTTCAGAGTCAGGGGAGCCATTAAAATACAATGTGCTTCTCAAATTTTTTTATGGGGATATAATAGAAGAGCTAATCTTGTCGTTAGCTAAAGCATCTGGACACGATATAAAAGGTCAGCAAGACAGACTTAATGTGCATGGTATAAGAGGTCACAGAGATGCAGTGATAGATGGTATGACTGTAGATGTTAAGTCCTGTAGTTCTTACGCATTTAAAAAATTTAAAAGTGGTACGCTAAGGGATGATGATGCCTTTGGTTACATATCTCAGCTATCAAGTTATGTTTATGCTGCAAAGGACGATCCTTTAGTTACCAATAAAACACATGGAGCTTTTCTAGCAGTTGATAAACAGAACGGAAACATTTGTTTGGATGTGCATGATTTTACTGAGGATCTAAAAACAAAAGAAAAAGAAGTAAAAGAAATAAAAGCTATGGTCAAAGGTGATATACCAAAAGATCGGATACCACCAGTACCACAATCTAAAACAAGTCCCAACATGAAGTTAAGTATGGCTTGTAGTTATTGTGACTACAAGAAAAGATGCTGGCCTACATTAAGGACTTTCCTCTATAAGACAGGCCCATTACATCTTGTCCATATAGAGCATGAGCCTAACGTACCAGAGATTAAACATGACCAGGCAAGCTAAACAAAAAGGAAGACTGGGACAACAAGAGATAAGGGACAAACTTTTGGAGACATTTCCTGATCTTGAGCCTGATGATATTAAGTCTACAATTATGGGAGATAGTGGTGCAGATATACAGTTGTCACCAGCAGCTAGAAAAAAGATACCACTATCTATTGAAGTAAAGAGGAGAAAGTCTGAACTAAAAACAGTTTATGGTTTTATTGAACAAGCGACTAAACATTCTGGTGAGGAACCTGTTGTATTTTTTAGATCAGATAGAAAACCTTGGGTTGTCATGATAGGTCTAGAACACTATATGGAGTTATTGAAAGGTTGGAAAACGTGATAAAAGTTTGGGGAATAATAGAGGGACCAATATATATAGAAGATTTACCAGAGGATGAAGAAGCCCCAGAGTATATGGAATATCTCTTGGTTTGCAAGGCTGAAATAGATGGTGAAATAGAGCCTGTAAACTTTTGGTTTGCTGATTTAGAACAAGCATACGAATGGCAAAAACACTTCAGCAAACACATAGAACCACTACACATAAAGGACTCACACAGGGATATAATGATATGACAAAAACAGCAGTAGTATTTACATGTGCACATGCAGATCCATCTGTATCTAATGAAAGATTTGATTGGCTTTCAGATTTTTTATATGATATTAGACCTGATTATGTAATTGATCTAGGTGATGGTGCGGATATGAAATCTTTAAATAGCTATGATACTAGGTATCCTCAAGCCATAGTAGCACAAAACTATGAGTCTGATATAAATTGTTATAACGATTCTCAAGAACGACTAAGAGCTAAGTTTAAAAAGATGAAAAAGAAACGTCCTGCCTTCATAGGTATGGAAGGTAATCATGAAAATAGGATTAAGAAAGCTATAGCTAATGATCCAAGATTAGAAGGTGTGACACATGGTATAAGTTTCTCACACCTACAAACAGATGTGTGGTTTGATGAATATTATGAATACGAAAACTCAGCCCCCTCCATCTTTGATCAGGATGGTATATCATATTCACATTACATTGCTTCTGGTAATTATGGCACAGCTATGTCTGGTGATCATCACGCTTACAACCTCCTCAAGAAGCGTCATAGCTCTACTACTGTTGGTCACAGTCATAGGCGTAATATCTTTTTTAAGGATGACGCTCACCCTAATCCAACTATCGGGCTGGTCGCGGGTTGCTTCAAAGGAGGAAAAGAAAGTTGGGCTGGGCAGTCTAACAACGAGTGGTGGAAGGGCATCGTTGTTAAAAGAAATATCCAAAACGGGTATTATGAACCAGAGTTTATCTCACTGGAAAGATTACGAGATATCTATAGCAAGTGAAAACTTAATAAAAAATATCAGGATAAGGGAGGGAACACTTGACTAATGTTTATAAATAAGTATAACTTGGGGTTTCAACATGACTTATGAGATCACCCTAAATATATTAGTTGATAAAGACGCAAACTTTCTAGAGGTTTCTGGAAATAATTGTGATGTAGTAAAAGACTTGATTAGGTCTGCGTTATATGATATAGACGATATAGAGATAATAAAATGTGAGGTGCTCTTTGAAGATGCTGACTAGGGAAGAAATAAACAGTTGGGACAACCCTGTAACAAACACCAAGATAGGAATAAGTATGAACAATTATTTACCCACAGATTACCAAGCATTTATTCATACTTCTAGGTATGCTAGGTGGCTTGATAAAGAAAAACGTAGAGAGTCTTGGCTAGAGACTGTTGAAAGATATATGGATAATGTAGTCAGACCTAAGATAGGTGATGATTCATATGTTGATCAAATACGTGACTGTATTTTAAACCTAGAGGTTATGCCATCTATGAGAGCATTAATGACTGCAGGGCCAGCATTAAGTAGGGATAACACTGCAGGATATAACTGTAGCTATCTACCTATAGATGACCCCAAGGCTTTTGATGAGGCTATGTTCATCCTCCTCTGTGGCACTGGTGTTGGCTTCAGTGTTGAGAGGCAGTACATCAATAAGCTCCCTGAAGTCCCTACTCTCTTCCAGAGCGATACCACTATCGTTGTAAGAGACAGCAAGGAGGGATGGGCTAAGGCGTTTAGACAATTGTTGGCACTCCTATGGGCTGGTGAGATTCCCCAATGGGATACCTCAAAGGTTCGTCCTGCTGGTGCAAGGCTAAAAACATTTGGTGGTAGGGCTAGTGGTCCTGCACCCTTGATAGACCTATTTAATTTTTCAGTGAAAGTATTCAAAGACGCTCAAGGTAGAAAACTCTCCAGCATTGAGTGCCATGATATTATGTGCAAGGTTGGTGAAGTGATAGTTATGGGTGGCGTTCGTAGGTCTGCTATGATATCTCTTAGTAATTTATCTGATGATCGTATGCGTCACGCTAAATCAGGTGCTTGGTGGGAGAATGATCCCCAACGCGCTCTTGCTAATAACTCAGTCTCTTATACAGAAAAACCAGATGCTATTTCTTTTATGCGTGAGTGGCTGTCTTTGGTAGAATCAGGGAGTGGAGAGCGTGGTATATTCAACCGTGAAGCAAGTAAAAAACAAGCTAGTAAGTTTGGTAGGAGAGATTCTGATTGGGACTTTGGGACTAATCCATGCAGTGAAATCATACTTAGGCCGTATCAGTTTTGTAACCTTACAGAGGTTGTGGTCAGGTCTACAGACACTATTGACGATCTTGAAAGGAAAGTCAGAGTTGCAACTATACTTGGAACTATTCAATCTACGTACACCAAGTTCCCATATCTGCGAAAAGTGTGGCAGCGTAACACAGAAGAAGAACGTTTGCTTGGTGTGTCACTCACAGGGATAATGGATAATAAATTACTCACCATCAAAAATAAAGGATTGGAGAAAACTCTTGAACATTTACGTGAAGTTGCTGTTAATGTTAATTCTATGTGGGCTGATCGCTTGGATATTCCCAAGTCCACCTCTATTACCTGCGTGAAACCAAGTGGAACCGTATCACAACTTGTTGACTCTGCCAGTGGGATACACGCACGTCATTCAAATTATTACATTAGAACCGTTAGAGGAGATAACAAAGACCCTCTTACCGCCTTCATGAAAGATCAAGGTATACCTAGTGAGCCTGATGTTATGAAGCCTGATGTAACTACGGTGTTTAGTTTTCCAATGCAATCACCACAAGGGGCAGTAACCACAGCAGATCTTACTGCTATTGAACAACTAGAAACTTGGTTGATCTATCAAAGACATTGGTGTGAGCACAAGCCTAGCATAACAGTTAATGTTAGAAAAGACGAATGGTTTGAAGTGGGTGCATTTGTATACAAACACTTTGATGAGATGTCAGGTGTATCCTTCTTGCCCTATAACGAACACACTTATCAACAGGCACCATACCAAGAGATACAGAGATCAGACTATAAAAAATTATTTGATCTTATGCCAAAAGCTATTGACTGGAGTAAACTTTCAGGGTATGAAAAAGAGGACACTACCTCTAGCAGTCAGACCTTAGCTTGTACAGGAGATGTTTGTGAGGTGGTAGACATAGGAGCATAAGATGAAATTTAAAACAGACAGAGAAACAACACTAACCTTTGATCGCGTCAATAGCCCACCACACTATACGATAGGGGATGGTATAGAATGCATTGAATACATTAAACAAGTCTTGACACCAGAACAATTTAAGGGTTACTGTCATGGTAATGTAATTAAGTATCAACATCGTCATGGATACAAAGGTAATCCTGTAGAGGACATGGAGAAAGCAGAATGGTATCTAGAAAAAATGCTAGAAACAATGAGGGAAATGCGAAAGTAAAACCTTTTGATCAAGGTAAAGTGGCTTTTATAACTGGTAATCTGGGCAATCCTTACGAACAGAATACCAAGAATAACAGGGAGTGGGAGATGGGTTTTAACAAAGCCTATTTCTTTAACTTAGAGAGAGTTAAAGAGAATGAAAGAAAAAACAATAAGTCTCGAACAAGAGGCAAAGAAATATAAGAAACTACGACAGGCTAAACCACAAAAAGATAGACCATTAACAGCACGTATTTACCTTGCAGGACAGGCTCTTGCAGGGTTACTTGCGTCTAATAGTGGTCGTGCTAGAGTTAATGATATAAAACATGAGGCTTTTGAGTGGGCAGATAAAATGTTAGAAGATGATTAATTATTTGATTGCCCTTGAAAAAAGTTCGTCGTAATATTTTAATAGCGTCTTAATCCTGTTGAGGTTCTCAAGACCATCTTCCTGATTTAGTAAGTCCTTTACCTCTCCCTCTAGACCAAGTGCGTCCATAATTTTTTTTATCTTATCTTTATCTTTTCCAGATAATACCTTGACTAAATTAAGTTCGCTTGGTAATCCATTTTCTAGAGCCTTTTCAACATTCTCTCTAACCTCTGCCCTCATATTTTCTAAAACTTCTTGTTTAAATTGTAAGTCTTCTTTAAAGTAGGTAGGGTTCTTTTTTAATGCTCTGAGGGCTGCTATCTCAAAGTATGGTGCAGCTATAGCATCCATTCTATTTTTTACCTCTGCAGGACCAGAGAATCTTATCGCCTCCCAATATTTTTCTCCCGCAGCATTCATCATTTGTTCTACAACATTAGGAATACTAAGCCCTCTTACACCAAGGAGTATTTTACCCACATCAGGCACAAAGTCAAAACCCCTTGTAGGTGTAGCTCTTTTCTCAAAAGGTTCTGGAGTTGTTATAATATTATCTATATACTTAAATATTTGATTTAAGTTTTGATTACCTTGACGTAGATCAGGGTTTAGATTACCATCAGTTACCAAACCTACAACCTGATTTATAGGATCAAGAGGTCTTGTTACACCCTGTATAGGTCTTGCTAACACGGTTAAACCAATGTTCATAAGAGACTCTGGTAAGTTCTCCGAATCCAAAAGCTCTTGCCCAACTTGCCTTATAGTCTCACCTATATCATCTAAATCTCTAACTGCTTGACCACCTATTTGTAAACCTAACTCAGTTAGCAAACTCTTTGGAACTTGCTTTCTATCAAAATCTCTTATGTCTTTACTGTCTCCCAAACCATGTGCAAGTATTTGAGACATTAATCTCATGGTAGATACAGGCCAATCGAAAGTTCTATCTTGAATACTTCCATCAGGCAGTTGATCTTGATTGTAGGCTAGATTATTATTTATTCTATCTTTAGCACCTCCCTTAGATTCTAAACCTATATACAAAGCAGTATAAAATGTGGCAATCTTACCTAAATCTTCTGCACCTGTTGGCGTTGTATAGTCTAAGTTTTTACCTGTAGCTCTTCTATAAGTGTGAAAGATAGCATTTACACCAATTAAATCTCCCATAGTAGCCACAGTGGTATTAAAAAAACTACCAAAAGGTATTGCAAAACCTAATGGGGTTCTGTTAGTAAGTCTTTCTATCTCTGTAGCACTTGATCTTAATGCACTATTACCAGGAAGCGTTGACCAATTAACAGAGGCTGTCTCTCTCATTGCACGATAAGCTGCCCTATCTAAGGCATTTTGAAACTTATCTTTGGTCATAAGAACTGAGGCATTTGGTTTAGCAAAAAACTTTTCTGGACTCATACCGTAAGCCCTCATAATCTCTTGATTTAAGTTTGAGCCAAAAGTCCAACGCTTTGTCAGTTCGTCTTGTAATCTTACAAGTGTTATTGTTTGTGCACCTTTTGTGGCTGCATCAACACCTTTATATAAAATGTTTGCCTTGTCTAAATTAAAATCTGAAAGAGCATCCCTGACACCCCCATCTCCAGACACATCTCTAAACAGTTTTGCAGCTACATCAGGTCTTAATGAAAGTATCTTATTCGCGTACTCTATAGGTATATCAGGAGAGACAACATCTAAAGATCTACGAATAGAACCACCAAATGATCCATACGCCCTGTTAAAATATTTTTCTGCTGCTTCTTCATTACGTACAATCTTTGCTAGGCCAGCCTGAGTTAAATCTATTGATGCAGTAAATAGATCTGCTGCAGTATTTATACTGACAAGTGCAGCAAAACCTTTGATGTTTGCACCTGTGGTTGATAAGTGAGATGTTAAAAGTCTTTTGTAAACAGATAAAGCAAACTGCAGTTTCTTGGGATTTCTATCAGGTTTCTCTCCTTTTAAGAGTTTTATTGCATCCTCTTCAGATAAAACACCATCAGATATATCTATAGAATCTTCTATGGTTCTAAGTAAATCCTGAACCATTTTTAAAGATCGACCAGCTTCCGTAGTTTGATTCACAAGGTGTGCTTTTAAAGTTTTACTTGTGGCATCACTACCCTGCGTGACTTTTCCATCCTCATCTATAAATCTTAGTTTATACCCAGTGTCCTTTTCAAATTTATTTACAAGCTCTGAAACTTTTTCGTTAGGAAGAAAATCTAGAGTTTGTGCTAGTACTGCTGTCTTCGTCCCATACTTCTCTATTAATGCTTCATGTGCAGTAAAGCCAGCATCCTTCAGAGCTTTACCATATGCAGGTGCGTCTTTAGATGGATCTCCCAAAAAAAGATATTTATAAAAAGCATTTGTAACTTGACTATCAGTATACCTGTGTCCTTCTTTTCTAATAATTTCATCTGCCTTATCTTTAAGTTCTTGCCAGACTAAAAAGTTTTTAGTGTCTCCTTTTAACAACCCAAAGTTTTCATCAACAGCATCCACTTTTATTTTTGAGGCTACATCATCTCTTAAATCTTTTTCAGCCTGTTCTAAACTTACCTCTAAAAGAGTTTCATCAAACTTTTTATATGCAAGAAATGTATCTGCCAGCGGTCCTCTACGTAGTTCTTTTACAGAAGCACCTAAACCTACCATTGTAGGGATTACAAATAGTGTACCTATTCCTGCTATTTGAGTTTGAGTTTTATTATACTCATCTTGTGCATTTGTGTCTATAAGTTGTGCCTGATAAAGAACGTCAACACCAGAGGCAAACAAAGCATCAGCAGTGGCGTAAGGCATAGCTTTTGCAACAGCGGTAGTTATGTTTCTTAATGCAGTTTCTTTTGCTACACCCTGTGCAATTTGATTCCTATACGCTTGTGTGGTAAGTGCTCTATAGGCCGCTGTAGAGGCTTTAGTTGCACCTGCTGAAAACAGTTTACCTAATCCTAACGACAGGATTGTAGTGGGATCATATACGACAGCCTTTGTGTAGTCAAATATAGCGTCTGCCATTTCAGGCCAAGTACCATCACCAGTAAATGCATTATCCATCTTATCAAATAACGTATACCCTGCACCCAATTTTGCTTTTATTTCATCACTAGAACTCATACCGTAAACTAGTTCATTAGCAACAGTTACAGATTGACCAGCAGCAAAAGATCTTTGATAGTTTTGATAGATTTCAAAAACTTTTTCGTCACTCATTTGTCTATAGTCTAAACCACTCAAACCACCTATTGCTGCACCAGTTAAACCCGAAACAGTTCTTCTGGCTTTTGTTAGTGCACCTCTAGGTGTAAATCTAGCCTCAAGACTTGACCTAACGATTTCCATTAGACGTGGATCAGCCAACACATCTTCTTTTACAAGACCATCTGCATACTCTTCATCAATAAAATTTAGATCAACAAGCTCCTCCTCTGTTTTTTCTCTATCAAAAAAAATAACTCCTGGCTCTTTTACTTTTGGTTGCTCTAAAGTTGTAGATTGAACAGGATCAGGCTGTGGAGAAAATGTAATTATTTTAGGCTCTTTATATATTTTCTTTGGAGCACTAGGTATTTCTATTACGCCTGGTTCCGACACTTAATTAGTCTCCTTCTTTTTTGCTGTTAATCTAAAAATATCTCCAGAAAACATACCATTTTCATCTGGTAGCTCTACAATCGTACCTGGTGCAAAAATGCCCAACTTTCCAAGTTGTTGTGCCATCTTCATACTAGAAACTTGTGGATAAATTACCTCTGTCGGATCAAACAAATCGCTTCCTTTTAGTCTAGCAAAAGAGTCTTGTTGCAGAAGTTTTTGAGTTATAGCGTTACCATATAAATCTAGTAGTGCCAAGGGATCTTGTGCTGAGGCTGCTATACCTTCATCAAGTAAATCTAATCTATCTGTATTTATTTTAAGTTCCTTTTGCTGTTCTTCTGAAAGTTTTATCCCAGCATCTATAAGTTTGTTAAATTTTCCTATCTCTTTTTGTAAAAGACGTTTTTCCTTTCTTGCATCATTTAACAAAAAGTTTTTAACTATCTTATCAAAATCTTGTATCTCTTCGGCGCTAACTGGTGAAACAAATGTACCTTGTGTTGGAGGAGAAGCAGCACCAGGGATAAGTCTCTTAGGTATATTTGCAAGAAATTCTTTTGCAGTTTCAGATAATTCTCTACCTAGTATTTCTCCAATTTTATTTGGATCAATACCAACTTCAGTAGAGTTTTCCACAACAACGTCTTTTAGTATGCCAGCAACAATTTTCGTAGGGTACGTTTTTCCTGCTTCTTCATATTTTTTAAAATCTTCATCAATAAGTTTTGCTAATTTAGTAAATACTGTATTATCTCCTGATGCATAAATTCTTGCTAACTCATCATCAAGAACCCCTGTTCCCTCTGGATCAAAAGTATTTTTTATCCTCTCCATAGCAGCCCTATTTGCCGCAGCTTTTGCACTATCTTTGGAAGGAGTGCCACCAAGTTTACCTTCTAAAGCAGCTAGTGTAAGTTTATCCTCAAGAGTGTCTTTTCTTCGTCTTTGATAAAGTTCCTCTTCTAACTCAGCTTGACGTTCTAGTTCAGCAAGTCTGTCAGCAGCAGCCTGTCTACTAAGTTGTACCTTTCGTAGACCTACAAATGTACCTAATGGTAATGCCATGTTACTCCTCCATCCTCGCCATCAAACCCTCTTTAGGTTTCTCCTCTGCCACAGGCTCTTCCATCATGGGTTCCTCTGGCACATCTTCAGGTTCTTCTATTTTTTCTACTGTTTCTTCTGGACTAATATCCATTTCAGAAAGCATTTTTCTAGCACGTAAAACATCTCTATTATATCTAACTGCAGCCTTACCTTCTCTATCCTCAAGTCCCTCATCATACTCTATACCCGCAGCATCTGCAGCAGACTTAATGAACTCGTGTATGATTGGTCCAATAATTAAACTAACATCAACGCTATGAACACCAGCTAACACAGCAGTTCTCAAAAGACCTTCTGTAACTGCAACGACACTTATACCATTTTCAAGAAAGAACAGTATAGACTCTACAGCCTCTGCATTATTAATTCTTTCTAGGTGAACTAAAGCAGCTTGCTCTGGATCAACCAACTCTGGAGGATTCTCGTATGGCATGTTTCCTGGCTCTGTCGTTAAAGACTGCCCTGGTATTGGTCTTTCAAAAATCATGACTCACCCTCTTTATCAACCTTATTACTTTTAATCCAAGCAAGCCCATCATAAGATTTGTTATTATCGGCATTACCAAATAAATGAGAACCTATTTTTACAGTTCCCCGTTCTCTACTCTTCATGTCATCTAACCAATCAGGTTTTCTAACGCTTTCATTTAAATAATGAGTTGCACCTTTTGTAGCATCTTTGTAATTACCTGATAGTATAGCATTAGCGGCTTTATAAGAATCCTCACTAGGCTTCATTTCTGCCCCTAGCATATCTTTACCTTGCTCTCCTTCTGCGTAACCTGTCCAACTATTCCAAGCAGAAAACTGACCTTCTTTTAATATTACACCCCTTATATCATTACCAAAATTACCTGCAGCCGCTCTATTAGCTATTACCGCACCCACTGCAATTTTACCTTTATAAGGTTCTATCCCTGCTTCTGCTTCAATAGTACGAGCTAATATTTCAACTTCAGACATTTCATCAGGGTCATCATATATTTCAACATTGGAGGTAGGGTATGATACTTTTGCACCTAAAGCCTGTTTAGACATTTCTTCTTGATCATCTTTTGAGTCTACTGAGGTATCAATATCTTGCCCTTGATAGTAGTCTGGTGCTTTAGGAGAGGGTTCTTTCTCTGATAAATCTTTCCTAAGCATTTTTCCATACCTAGCACCTAAACTATTTGCAGAAACTCTAACTTGTGATAATTTTGCACCTAATTCTTCTGCTTCCTCAAGCCCTGTTTCCTGCATTGTTTTTTTATAAACATCAAGATCAGCCTTTTTTGGACGCATCCCTAACGCCTCACTTCTTTTGGGGGTAGGTGGTGTAGGTGGTCTAGGTCTAAGTTGTGCTGCATAACTCATTAGTATTATCTCCGTTTACTCTGATGTATTTTTAAAAAAATAATTTCCAAGATTAAAGTTTTTAGGTGTAAAAAAATCGGTAATAAACGCAGTCTTAGCTGTTTGTTCTACCATTTCTAGTTGGTCTCTAGCTGCCTCTGCACTTTGTTCTGCTAATAATAATCTTAAAGCTCTATCCTTATCACTTTCACCCTCTGCCATAAAGAAACTCATTATGTCTCTTTCTTGCTGCCAGTAGTTATCAAGGTTTTTCTGAGTTAACCCATTTATATCTTTGGCATATTGTGCGTTAGATAAGTTCTGTGCTTCAGTGTTTGCAGTATTTATTGCCTGTCTCCATGCCGCATTTGCCTGTGCAACGACAAGATAGTTTTGTGCGTTAAACATTTCTCTTTGGTTCTGTAACGCTGAGTTAAACTCAAGAACCGCATTGGCCTCCTCTGCATTAAACTGATCTATTGCATTCTTTTGTGCAGCATTAAATTGTGATACTTGGGCTGCAAGATTAGAAAAGAATTGGTTTGTTTGATTCTCACTTGATGCGTTAAACTGTGCAGCAGCATTTGCAGCAGCAGCATCAGAAAGAATACTATTAACTAAAGATTGTTGTTGAAACAATGCTGTTTGCTGTGAGTTACTTAGGTTTGCCATATCTAACTGTAAAAAGTTTTGAGCATTCTGCACATTAGCTTGCTGTCTATTATTTAAATTAGCCATATCTAATTGTGACAATGCTGCAGCTTCTGCCATAATAATACCTTGTCTATTAGACAGATTATTCAGATTTATTGTATTAGCTGCACGAGAATTTTCCAAAGCAATTGTCTGATCTGCACTAAAATTCATGTTTGCTATTTCAGAAACACGAGCGGCATTTTGTACTTTAGCTTGGAACTTTTGATCAAAGTCTAGTTTTAAGAAGTTAGCTCTTTGCTGCGCATTAAACATTGCAATCTGTTGTTTGTTACCAGCCTCTATTTGTGCAATAGGTAGTGCAGCTTCCATAGCAGCTTGTACAATAGCCTGACCAGCCATAGTAGATGCACCTAGTCCACGTTCATTCATAATTGCTGTAGCTTGTCTCATGGCTCCTGCAGCCCAAGCTGGGGTGTCTCCCCCCTCAAAATCTTTTAATAAAGTTGCTAGTTCACCTGTAATAGATGCAGCTTGTACTTTACCAGTGCCAAAGGCTGTATCAACTCTTGATGTATCAATAGCATCAGCAGTTATTAACTCACTTGTGTCAAGAGTTCTAGCTGTTGGAGAAACAACATCAGTGGCAGTTCCTGTGGCGGCTTCTAAACCAGATACAGAGGGGTCAGTTGTTTGTTGTGCAATAATCTCTCTGGTGGGAGCACTAACCATTATAGGATTACCTTGAGCATCTGTTAAGACATTACCTTCTGCATCTCTAGCAGGAACTCGTTGAGTAGCGGGGGTAAATGTCTGTGCCTTAACTGTAGGTGCAGCCTGTGTAAATGGCATTTGTGCTGCACCAGGATTTACTGCACCTGTAGATTGTGTCACATCAGAAACTTGAGCTATTTGATCCCCAGCTATTACAGGGGCGACAGGTATAGCTCTTCCTGCAGTGGCTTCAATAACTGTCCCTGGTGCTCCCATTTCAGTTAGATATTGAACACCCATAGGTGCTACTGCAGATGCAGGGTTTACTCTTGTCTGTGCCTCTATGTTTTGTTTTGTTTGTAAATACTGAGGAATACTTTGTTTAACTAACTGCCCCGACACAGGATCTTGGAAGAATACATCTCCATAAACATTAGATGGATTAAGAGTTTGTGTTGCAGCATCTGCTGTAGTATCTCCTGCAGCATCTCCTGCAGCATCTCCTGCAGCATCAGAAGCAGAACCTTGAAGATAAGACTGATACGTTTCATAAACAGTATCAAAATCATAACCTGGCGAATCCCTATCAATACCTTGTTGTGATAAATACTGAGTATAATCAGGAAGACCCAGGTTAGTTGTTGCGGTCTTTCTTGCCTGATTAGCATCCATTGCTGTATCATAATTTTGAGATTTTGATCCATCAGGATACTCAATATAGTAGGCACCTCCATCTTCTTTTACTGTGCCACCAGGTTTAAAATTAATTGGTGGGCTTACTATACCACCAGGTTGATACCCTTGAATTACTCCTCCTTGATTTACAGCCGTAGGAGGTGTATACTGTTGAGATGCAGTAACAGGGTTAAATACATTTGCTGGTAAACCAAATGGTGATTGTCCAGTAACATCAACCTTAACAAACCCAGCAGGGATAGGAGATGCAGGTTGATCCCCATAAAAAGGAATGTAAATTTGTTGGCCTGTCAGGGGATTTCTGTATAATCTTTGAGTTAGTGTAAATGCAGACGTATCTTGACCTGCTTGACGCATTTCTGCTAGAGTTTGTGGCTGAAAGAACTGGGCTTGCTGTGCTGTTCTGGCATCAAACGCTGTGCCTTGTCTTGTAATACCAGGGGAAAAATCTTCTGCAGGGGTAGCTGTTGTAGATGTAGGTGTAGTATTTGGTGGGTTAAAGTATGGTGTTATAGCCTCAGAGCCAATATCTAAAGTAGCAGGATCAGCTTTTGTTACCACACCAGGAGTTGCAGTGGGTGTTGGAGTCTGTGCCACTTCTTGAACCGTAACAGGTTGACCACTTTGGGTAGTAGTTGGTATAACTCTCTCTTGTTGTTTTGGTTTTATATCTCCCCATTCAAGTATATTAAGTGTGCCTTCACCGTAAGTTAAATCACCTAACCTTTTAAAATAAAAACTATCTGGATTTTCTTTTATTTGTTCATTAATATTTTTTTCTTGTGCAGCTAAATCCGCTCTATTTTCTCTTCTTAAAATAGCGTTACCTGTATAACCTAATACACCTGTACCCATTTTTTCTAGTTGTTCTTTTAAGAATATAGAATTAGCTACATTATCGTTTACAGGCATATAAACATCAGGATCTAATCCTGAAGCAGAAAGATCTTCATCTGTAGGCCGTAATTTTAATCCTTCTATAAGTATGTTAATTGCTGGGTCATCACCAGTATAAGGATTAGTATCAAAAGTTTTAGATGGATCACCAGAGTTATAACCAGATTGATCAAGTATCTGCTGTTTATAACTTTCTCTCCTTGGATCACTTAGATCAATACCTACATCTTGCATTGCTTTATCTAAAACAGAGCTATTTATGCCTGTAGTTTGAGCTAAAAAATGAGCCTCTGCTAACTTAGCAATAGCCTGTTTCTCTTCATCTGTAGCATTTGTTACATCAACAACTGTTGTAGTGCCACCCGCAGAGGTAAGTTCTCTGCCATCAGGGCCAACATAATTACCTGCAGCATTTATAGTTACACCCGCAAGAGCCGGATTACCCTCTGCTATCGCTTTATCAATATCACGACTTTCCCCTGCCTTAAGAGGAGTACCCGCAGGTAAATTATCACTTGTACTAAAAATTGGCATTATCTAGTTCCTAACCATACAAATCCAAACAGACTAGTTACAAGAACTAAAAATAACAAAGTTCCTAAAGTCCATTCTATAATTGCTTGTTTTATTTCCATTTGTCTGTGTTCATGTTCTCGTTTTTGTTTTCTTAATTGTGCTTCTATTTCTAATATCTCTTGCCACTTTGAAGGTCCATACACAACCGATATAAAATCCTTTAACTCTTGTCTCATATTAGCAGCTTTTTGTTTTGCTGCAAATATTTCCATAGCTTCTGCTTGTACACCACCACCTAGCGTCTTATACCATGAGGGTTTTTGGTTCTGACGATCTGCAAAGTCTAAGTCAGCTATTGCACCTGCCCACTTAGAAAGTTGACTACCCATATCTTGCAGATCTTTGCCAACCTGTATGCCTTTTTTAAGAGCATTAAACGCAGCAGTAGCCCCTGCTATTGCAGTTACTGGATCAATCATTAAGCGTTCTCCCCTACGCTTGTATTATTTAAATGTCATCCAGACTGCTGTGGCTATAAATGTTAGTACGGCTACTGTTCCCATTTTTACTGTTGTAGACCATATACTTCTTTTCGTTAATCTCCAAGCATCTAGCAGACTACGCATTTCTTTAATATCGCTTGCTGCATCTTCATCCTGCAACCCTATCTCTCGCAGTGCTTGACTTGCGCCTTTTTTTGCTGCCCTGTCTAACATTGCTTCTATCTGTTCTTCCGTCAGTTCTGCCATTTGTTTTATCCTCTAGTTGTGGCGTATTAGCCAATGACGTAGGGTCAAAAACATCAAACCCTCTACTGTTAGCAAATGCTGCAGGACATCCCGCCCACTTATCTGCACAAGCCTCTAACCATGCTACTGTGTGATGATGTTCAGGGGCTTTATTTTCTTTAAGTAACTCATTCTCCCAATTTAGGTATGCAAAAACTTCTGCTTGCGCTTGTGCTCCACTAATACCCAGATCAAATAAGTATATCATGTTACCTTCATCAATGTGTCCGTTTCGTGGTCTAGCACTATTTAATGCTTGCTTCATACAAGTCATGATGTGATAACGTGCTTCTTCTAGTTCATAGTCCTCTTCTGTTAGTTCTTTCTTGCCTATCTTTTTCATCAGGTTGTCATACTGATTAGTAAAGAAGTTCATTTTACGCACTGCACCTTGCATGTGATTACGTGATGATTCTAATTGTCCTTGTATCTCTAGTATCTCTATTTCTAGTAATTCTAGCTGTAAGTCATCAACACAAGTTGCAAGTTTACGTTCTTTCTTTTTTAGCTGCACTTCTTTTTTTCTCACACTTATGTAAGCTTCTTGTAGTGCAGCCCTTGTTTTATCTATTTCAGCTAGAGTGTGCTTAATGCTACGTATGGGGGTAATAGCTGTTACATCGAGTGTAACTCCCATAAACTGACTGTGTGATTTGTGGAAGTTGCTGGTAGCCTGTGTAACTGCTGGCATCTTTTCAGAGATGTTTGTCAGCATAGATTTATACTCAGGGGCAGCAGTAGGTAGTGCTTGATTTAGTGTAGTTGTTATAGCTAGTTTGTTAGACAAGTTAAACTCCGTTATTATTATTGTTATTAGGAGACAGTTATATCATATTGTTCAATAAAATGCAAGTGTTAATTGTTTGACCATTGTGTGTACCAGTTACCGTCAGAGTGTTTGTATGCACCGTTATATACTGGTCCTATCTTTGGTCCCTCAAGCACAGGATCTATACCCTCACCATCTAACCACTCTCTCGTTAGCTGACCCATAGGTGGCACATTATGAGGTCTACGCTTTCTGTTCCTAAAGCGAAACTCTTTCTCTGTAATTACTTCACCTGTTTCTCTGTATCTAAGTAATCCCATTGTTCACCTATGTTGCTATTGCATAGAAAATATAAGTTACGCCACTGGCATTTAAATAGTTTCCAAGTGCGTTTTGATTTACGATAAATCCAGAACTGTTTGCATCTATATCATCAGAGGCCGTGCTTTGGGCGGTTTGATTATTAAGAACATACATAGGATCATCGCCTGCATTAATACCTCTTGTAGTATCGTAAACCTGCCATCCACCTGTTACCCCAGAGGCTGGTTTAATTATAACAAATTTTGCACCAGAGGTAAAACCGCAATCAATCACACGTCCGGATGAGTTATCACCTGTGTAACTTCCTACTTTACTCACCCCTGCAAGTGTGGCGAAAAGAAAATTTACATATCTGTAGTTTGAATTATTAACATCATAAGAATTTCCCAAAGTAAAAACAGACGAGGTTGGTGTTGTGTTATTCCAATATCCAGACTGACTTGTATTTGCGGTGCCAGTATCATCCAGATTTAGATATGCCGCATTTCCTAAATCTTTGTGATATACGGCCCATTGTCGTGTGTGACTAGTAGACTTTACCCACATCATTTCTGGCACTACACCAAGATTATGTGTTATGTTACGACCAGAAGTTGCGTTTCCTTCATAAGCAACTACATCGTGATAACCGGGAGCACGGCTCCAAAAGTAGCCTATATAGCCTGATAAACCACCCGAATTATGATAATGACCGAACTGTGATGCTCCAAAATCCCATGCATTCTGACCAGTAGGCTGAGTATTAGTGCCGTTACTATATAGATATCCCTTGTGACGTAATCTGTACGACCAGTACCTGTTGTCATTTGAACTTATTGATGTAAGCATGGCTGTGTCTATAATATTATTAGACGTAAAAGCAGGGTTAGTGGTAGTAGAATTTTGAATATCAAACACATCAGACGCTGCGGTTGGTGTAGCCATTGGACCACGACGGATTGCCATATAGATGTAAGTTTGTGTGGCGTTAAAAATATTTATGTCCCCCAGAAGTCCAACTCTAAATCCGTTTGGAGTTGGAACAATACCACCTGCAGTTCCATCTGCACTTTCGCTGTCAGTTGTATTCCATTGTAAGTAAGGGTTATTATCTTCAGGTAATTCTGCCATACCACGCATGGTATCTTGAACATGCCAGTTACCAGTTGTTGTAACTGCTTTAACCATAACAAATTGTGGTTCAAATCCTAAATCAACAGATATTTCACCAGCAGCCCCATCTGACTGATAATACCCACACTGGATCATACCATCAGAGCTTGTGTCGTGACCAAAGAGATAAGCTAAATAAGTAGATCCAGAAGCATTAGTGTCTGTGTCATTAGCAACTGTAAACTGTGTGCTTGTTGGAGCTTCTGTATTCCACAAAGCACCAAAGCCTTGTGCAGAAGTGTCATTCAGTTTTAAGCTGTAATTCTGTGGAGAACTCCCTGCATTCACGCCACGATGATATACTCTCCAATCACTAGTGCCACTAGTTCTCTTCACAATAATCATGCCCGGAACACTGCCTAAATTATGTGAAATGTTCCTTGCAGTTCCATCCCCTGTCCAAGTTTGAATGTCAAAAAACTTACTGGCTTTTTTAAAGGTCCATGAAACGTAATCAACCCCATTTACATTGTTATAACTAGCACCACTACTTACAGTGGTAAATCCATTACTATTATAAGATGCAATTTCTGAAGCATAATCACTTGCTCCATTTGTTGCATCACTAAATAAAGTTCCTGATCTTTCTGTATCATATAAAGTATTATTGTACCCAGAATTTGACCTAGCTTTCAACCAAACCAAACCACCCTCACCACTAAGGTCAATGCCATTATTAACAGTATAAGCAGAGCCTGTGCCTGTTACTAAAAACGTACTGAACACATTCTCTACAAACACATCAGGATTGGTTGCACCAGCTTCAGGCCATGTATTACCACGTCTAGCCCTTGCCTGATCTTGTAGTGACCACATACCAGAAGCTACACCATCTTGAAACCGACTAGTAGGATTTACTATTGTAGGTGTTATCACACTTTTGAAGAATCTAGTTTGTGACATTAAGCTATGCCTCCATGAGCATTACAACAGCCAGCTACACCTGCAGTGCTAAAACCCAAGTCTCCAAAATCTGAGGTATTACCTGTAGTAGATATGGTTACAAACTGCATAGCATTTCCTGAAGCACTACTTGAAGCACCACCAAAGACACCACGAGTAGCATTTGCCAATGCACCAAGTTGTGAAGTAGCTGCAACAAGGTCGCCAAAGTCTGTGGCATTGCCAGTAGAGGCTATAGTAATATAGTCTATAATATTAGTATAAGTAGAACTTGCTGACCTACCCCCACCAAATAATGCTCTAGTTGAGTTAGAACAACCTGCAAGACTATTTCTACCTACTGTTAAATTACCAAAGTCAGAAGCGTTACCAGTAGAAGCTATTGTTACATAATCTATTACATCTGAACGAACACTACCAGAGTATTCAAAGCCACCACCAAACACTGCCCTTGTTGTGCTACTACCAGCCCCTCCAAACTGACGAGTTGCACTAGAGTTACCAAAGTCTGTAGCATTACCAGTAGAAGCTATTGTGATGTAATCTATTGTATTTTTAGATTCACTATTATCTCCACCGTCGCTAAAGATTCCTCTAGTTTCAGAACCACAGCCAGCTAATCCATATCTTGCAACAGTAAGGTCACCAAAGTCAGAAGCATTGCCTGTTGATCTTACAGCAACAAAATCCATAACATTAGTTTCACTTTCTCCTCCACCAAACACTGCTCTTGTAGAAGATGAAAGAGCACCAGCATTAGGTTTATCTACAGTTCTATCACCAAAGTCTGTAGAGTTTCCTGTCGTAGCTACTTGTATAAATTCAATAGTTGTTCCTCTTTGAAATAAACCAATGTCAGGTGGACTAGGCCAATCACTAGCGTTCTGATACTGAGTTGTAATACTCCACACACCATTATAGTTGGGCATTAGGACAACCCTCCGTGACTATTAGATGTACCACCTAACTGATTTCTTGCTGTAGTTAGATCTCCAAAATCAGTCGTATTACCTGTGCTACCTATTGTAATATATTCAATAAGATTTGATGGAACATTGCTACCACCAAACACGCCTCTTGTGCTATTTGAAACACCTGCAAACTCAAGATTACTTATAGATAAATCTCCAAAGTCTGTAGCATTACCAGTGGAGCCTATAGTAATATATTCTATTTCATTAACAACAGCACTACCTGTATAACCACCTGCAAAAATACCCCTAGTATTATTAGAAAGAGCAGCACCAGCATATTTTGCTTGTGTCAAATTGCCAAAATCTGAAGCATTACCAGTGCTACCTATTGTAATGTAGTCTATTCTATTTTCTATTGCTGGGTCATTGTTTGTTCTAAACCCTAAAATTACACCTCTTGTTGTAGAAGCAAGACCAGAAACACCATTACCTGCTGTCGTTAAGTTACCAAAATCTGTAGCGTTACCTGTTGAGGATATGGTAATATAGTCTATTTCATCATCCCTAGAACCACTAAATCCACCTGCAAATATACCACGAGTTGCATTAGACAAACTTGCAAGTCCATATCTGCCAACAACTAAATTACCAAAGTCTGTAGCGTTACCAGCAGAAGCTATGGTAATATAATCCATTACATCAGAATAAGTAGAACTAGGAAGACCCCCACCAAATACACCCCTTGTGCTAGAAGCTAAAGATCCCACCGCAAGATTATCTCTTGCTACACTTAAATCTCCAAAATCTTGAGCATCACCTGTTGAGGTAATAGTAATAAAATCCATTACGTTTAAATCACCAACACCACCAGCAAATACACCTCTTGTTCCAGCAGGAGTAACACTACTAGAAGGATCACTAGGGGCAGAAGAGCCAAAAGCATTTCTAGCTATAACACTAAATGTAATAGCAGATCCTGCTGTAAGTCCAGTCACACTAATAGGAGAAGAAGAACCTGTAGCACCTATTCCATCACTAGCTGTAGCAATAAAACTTGTAATAGCTGATCCACCTACATCTGTTGGTGCAGTAAAAGATACACTAGCACTTTCACTGCTACCAGACGCAGAAACATCTGTAGGTTTATCAGGTGCGTTTATCCCATCCGTGCCAATAAAACCAGCATTTCTTCTGACCATTACTAATTACCTTTAGTCTACTAGAAGTTCGTAACTTACTAAATATGTCAAGTCACTATTTGCAGAGGCTGTAACTGCAAGCAAGTCTGTCTCATCTAAATAAAAACCATTATCTTTACCTACAACAACCAGTGAGGCATCAGCAGGTACAGATACCGTACTAGCAATCTTTACATAGTTTGATCCGTTGTCCGTACTTACCTCTACTGTAACATCAGCAGCATTAGTGCCATCTATGTTTGCTATGATAAGTGAGTTGATCTTAGCACAGTTTTCTGCAGGGACATCTACAATATCTGCCCTACTTGTAGTGATCGCACCAACTGCTACTTTAGGTGTAATAGTTGCTACATTAATTATATTTGGAGTTGCCATTTACCTTTTCCTTTTTTATCCAAACACTATCGCCATAGCAATAGCAAAGCCCTTAGTGGCAGCACTACCAGCAGCGTAAGTTTTTACATCTGAGGCAGGAATAGTTTTCATTGTTCCACCATCATTAACTACAAACCCATCAGCATCTGCAAGTGTTATTGAACCACCAACAGAAGTATCACCATCTAGTAAGTTTAACTCTGAGGCAGTAGCAGTTACACCATCAAGTATATTTAGTTCTGCAGCAGTAGAAGTAATAGATGTGCCAGCTATTTGTAGTGTTGTTGCATTTACTTCTCCTGATGATCCATAAATTACTGCTTTACTATTTACTATTGTTCCTGCAGAAGAGCCATCTACTAAATTAAGTTCTGCTGTTGTAGAGGTCACACCGTCTAATATATTTAACTCTTCTGGTGTAGAACTAATTTGTGTAGTGCTGACTGCAGCTAATACAGGAATAGTACCACTTTGATTAGGCAAATTAATTGTATGATCTGCTGTAGGATCAATAATGGTGAGTGTAGTTTCATTTGCATCTGCTGTTGCACCTTCAAATACAATAGCATTCTGTGCGTTCATAGTAACTGTATCAACTACAGTTTGCGTACCACTAACAGTTAAGTTACCTGATACCGTTAAGTTATCTGCTATGGTTACTTCTGATGTGCTATGTCCTATCGTAATAGCTGTACCAGATATACCTGTTCCAATAGCTATCGACTCACTGCTGTTGCCTGTGTCAACTACAAAATAATTATCTGAGCCTTGTTTAATTGTAAATGCAGTTGCTGAGTTATCTGACACTGCTATATTAATGTCTGTTCCATCTGCACTAATTGAGTCAAGAGCAATATCACCTACGTTAGTAATGTCATTATCACCAAAACTAGTAGCACCCATAGTTTTATTTGTAAGTGTTTGTGTAGCTGTAGTTCCTACAATCTCTTGATCACCACCTGGAGGTAAAGTTAGAACGTTTGTAACAGAAGCCGAGTGTGGTTGTGCTTTTACTGTTTGACCGTGAGAGTTTGCTTCACAATTAAATACAACAGTACCGGGATTACTATTACCTTTAACTACAACTTTACCTGTGCCATTAGGGGCTAAATCAATATCAGCATTTGATGTAGTAACAATATCTTGACCGTTCATATCTAGATCGCCACCTAGTTGTGGTGTGGTATCTTCTACTACGTTTGATATAGCAGCACCAGATACAGCAAGACCAGAAACTATGGTACTACGTGTAATCTTTTTAAGTCCACCACCAGAGGTATCTACAGCAAGAAACACATCATCATTTGCTACTGTACTAATCTCAGATAGATCACCTACAGCAGTAGGATTAAAGTTTGTACCATCTGCAATCAACAAGTGACCAGATGTATTAGTAGCCATAGTAAGATCATCACCACTAATAGTAAGATCTCCTGCTAGGGTAGCATTAGCACCACTAAATGTCAATGCTGTTGTCGTACCTGACTTAATAACAAGATTACCAGAACTGTTTGTAAGAGAGCCATACGTTGTTCCTGCATCTTTTACAAATACATCTCCACCATCTGCATCTAATATGATGTCACCAGAAGAATCTAACGTAATATCTGTACCATCATTGGTGATAGTATCAAGTGCAATGCTACCCACGTTAGTAATGTTAGCATCACCAAAGTCTAACGCACCTGCAACAGTAAGTGTACCTGATACATCTAAGTTACCATTTACATCTATCAGTGTTGCGTTAAGTTCAATCTCATCCGTAGCGTTAATGTCTAATGTAGTTGCATTAGGAGCACCTATGTTCTGACTAGAATCATTAAACTGTATTACACTAGTGCTATTTAACAACAACCCTGTGTCAGCTACGTGTGTAAGTGTTACATCGTTGTCAGTACCAAAACCTAATACAGCAGCATCACTATCTAGTTTAAGATCATTACTAACTGTAACTGCAGTAGAAGCATTAATATCTACTGTAGCCTCTCCATCTATTCTGAGAACACCATCAGAGCTTTGTTGAATAAAAGTAGCAGTATCACCAAACTGTAGTTTTTCTGTAGAAGATAAAAGTATATCATCAGAAAACTCAAAGTAGTCTTCATCTTCCATCCACTTTAATGTGCCATCGTTACTCTCACCATCAAAAGTAACAGTGATATCTGTTCCTGCTGTTCCATCTCCTACTGTAATAGATGTACCTAAAAGTTTTGTTATAGGCCCACCTTCACCAGTAGTCCCATCATGAGTGTGTCCTGTACCAGAAGCGAAAGCAGCAAGAAGCTGATCAAACTCATTATTGGTATCAGATGCTTGAATAATATCACCATCTGTATACGAGGACTGTCTTGTGTATGTAGCTCCCATTAACGTCTAGCTCCTAATTGATATTCTAATTGAAATCCTTTTAGTGAATACGGTGCTGTTTCTCCACCATCATCAACTTTTAATGCAACAGTAAATCCTGATCCCTCCACAGATTGCCTCACCAAAGGTTGCGTACCACCGCCATAAACAAACTGTGTTGCTGAAGAAGATGTGCTATATGTAGCAGAACCATACTGTGCAGCAACTTTAGATGTATCTAAAGCATACGCATCAGGTCTTGCTGAATCAACAGCTTCGTTATCATACCTTAAAAATAAATCAGCGTCAATAGATGCTTCTGGTTTAAAATTAAGAATAACTCTCTGCATATGTTTTCTTATGCCAGAATCACCAAAACTTAGGTCAGGACTTCTATATCTACCAAATATAACCGTTTCATTAAAGGTATTACCTTTCTCTTGTCTATGTACAAACCCATCAAAAGATCCATGTAAAACTATAACATCTCCTGTTTCAACAAAAGTATCTGTGGCAGAGGGTCTTATACCAAGGGTTTCTGAAAACTCAAACCTATCTCCACGCATAACACAAATAACACCTCTTGTCAAGCTATCAGAAACAGTATCTTTAGTAAAAAATATTCTATATTGTGTTTTATCAGGTATAACAACACTTTCAAAAAGTGAAGAGTCTTTTATGTTTTTATCAAACAAAGATTGTACATTTTTAGAAATAGTGCCAAGTTCAACGTCACCAATTCTAGCTGTACCTGCAACAGTTCTTAAACCATCAGGACCAAGAAAAATTAAGTCGCCTGCAAATTCCTGTATTGTATCTCCATTAACACAACCAATATTTCTAGTAACAGGTTCTATTACAAAGTTAGATGAAGAAGAGCCTGTAAGTTTAAATATCCTGTTTTCACAAAATATAAACAAATTACTACGAAATACTTTTAGTCCTACAATAGTGTCATCTACATTAATACTACCTGCACCGTCTGAGGAAACAAAACCATCTTCATCAAAGGGTTCACTAAATACTAATGTTTGTGGAGTTGAAGACTTACCAGCATAAAACATATGGTTTCTAAATGCAGCAATAAATTTTGAACCAGCCACAGAACTATCACTTACATCAGTCGCACTTAAAGAGGTGTTAAATATTACTGGAGCATTAGCACCATCCACAAAAATTATTTTATCATTACCATCAAAGTTATATCTTTCAAAAGAATATTTATCAGCACTAGTTCTACCTGAATCTATTTCTGTCCAAGACGCAGGAGAAACAGTAGAATCAAAAAGATGTGTAGCTGCAGTAGTGCTAGATGTAGCTCTTGTTACTCCTGTAAAAGATGTGCTTGTAACTCCTGTATAAGTAAATTTTTCGTCATTTATTTGAACAGTACCACTAGATGCAAAACCTGCTGTAGAATCAACGCTAATTGTACCAGAGCCTGTCATACCTGTTGTAGATGCTATGGTAAGAGCTAACTCTGTAGACGCAGCAGAAAATATCTTTTCTCCTCTGGCTGCTAATACTTTATTAGCAAAGTTAGCAACCATTAAGACTTTCTCACTAGAGGCAGAAGTTTGAGGAACTATGGGATAAACAAACTTACGGAATCCATTTATTCTTCTATATCCACCCTCAACGTCAGGCTCAAAGTTTTCTAATACAAGAGCTTCACCTGGCTGCATAAGAAAAGTGGACCTATTCAAAACAAGTCCACCCTCACAGTTAAATGCTGCTGGTAACGCTTGGGAAGTATCTGCCATTAAGAGACAACTCCACTAGTGAAATTGACAGAAGTTCCTGGCCTTGTTATCATAGAAGATCTTACATAGTCATACTTGTTGATAAGTAGACTTTGCATATTTTTTATTCCTTGCTCAAATCTTTGAAAATTTAGTTGATAATGATTTTGTTCACCTCTGTATAAGTATACATAGGCTGTCGCTCCATCCACTATCACTGGCTTAAACCTATCTGGAATAGTAGTTGTATCTCCATGTGCAGATAAATCAGAGGGAAACGTATAGTAATCAAATGCTAAAGTATATTGTTTATCAGGATATGGGTAAAGAATATAATTATTATCAGGACTTCTAATAATCTGTCTTGGTACACCTCCCCCTTCAAATTGTGTAACTGTTACACCACTATCATGTGCAGCAGCAGTTGTACTATTAGCTCCTCTTGTACAACCTGTTATATCATTTCCTGTAATACCTGTATATGTAATTTGTTCTCCACCAATATAAACTAAACCTGTAGCATCAAACCCTGTAGTAGATGTAAGAGTTAGGGTAGTAACAGAGTCTGAGTGAGAACCATTAAGAGTTGTACTCGCAACATCATCCTCTTCATTAGCATAGTCGTTATCAATGTATTCATAGTAATTTAAGTTAGTAAGGTTAGTTCCCGTTACGCTAAGAGATGTATCTTTTTTTATTCTAGCTGTACTATAGTCTAAAGACTTTGTGCTTGTAGGTAAAGAATATCTAGCCACCCCTGGGGTAAGTGTAGAACTGTTAGAGGCATGATTAAAAGAATATCCAAACTCTCTTTGATTGATATACCTAATAGCATCATTTACTGCATTTTTACACTGTGTCTGTATACCTCTAGATGCAGAAAAATTACTAGAAGTAAGCACTACTTCATTCATCCTAGTTATAACATCATTAGTTAGTGTTAAAAAAGTGAGTGCCATTTTGTTTTCCTAAGATAAGCTAAAGGGGCTAACCTAAGTCAGCCCCTAAAGTTTTTATGCAAGCAGATCACGATCCACTTCAGTAGCTTCTACACCACCACGAATACCTGTTTCAATGCAACAAGCCATTACGCGAAGTTTACCTTCCGTAACATCAGCACTAGATGCAGCTAATACCACATCAATAGTGTCTGTTGTAGTTACGTGCTGTGTAAAAGTAATAGTACCTGATGTTGTCATTGCAGCACCATTACTACCACTTGCTAGGAATGTCCCAGCAGTAGCAGTAACATCTGCCCCATCAACAATATCATCACCTTCTGCAAAGTCAATATCTACAGTAGGTGAACTACCGTTAAAAGATTTTAGGATTTGAGCACCTGCAAAAAGCACCATCGTATTAGCAGGGATTTCCAAAACTTGAAAAACATCCCCGTTAGTACAAGAGTATCCATCCTCAACCATTTTTTCAATGTCAAGAACTGCTTCACGCATGTACATCCCAAAACCTTGGAAACGTGAGGGTGGTACAGCAACAGAATTGGAATCAACACCAACGGTTGCTTTAGAGGTTAAGTCAAAAGTAGCCATGTCTATGTCCTCCCTTACGCTGCGTTATACTTAGCAGTTACAATTGCTTCTGGACGAAGAATCTTCCTGCCATATAGATGCATACCACGAACAATGTCAGCAAAGCTGTCAGGGTCACGATATGTTTCAGTCTTGCTGATTTGCTCTGCAGTTGCAACAGCAGAATCATGTCCAGCAACAATCACACCAAAATTAGAGTTTTGGTTTGCTGTTCCTGATGTACCTGGCCCCGTACCTACTGCTGGTAGGTTTGAAGACGAGTACAAACGAAAACCGTGAAAGTTGTTGATCACAAGACCATTACGAAGTCCACCAGACTCACCATAGTCTCCATTCATGAAACGGCTATCTTCATCAGATAGAATCTCCATGAATACTGGATCAATTACGAGCCAGCGACCATTAGTGTCAACTTGCTGTTGATCAAGCAGACGTTTCATACGAGCAACAATCATTGCAGGTGAAACAGTTGCAGTTGGTAGAGAAGTAGCACCTGGCATACGTGCAGTTACTGGAATCGAGTGATCACCAGCAGATGCTGTTGTAATGTTGCCAAATGAACTCTTGATCAGTTTCATGCTAGAAAGCAATTCGTCTGATCCTGCAGTTGTTACAGCCTTTGTACCATTTACGGTAGTATTAGCTGTATCTGCTTTTGCATGTAGCGCAGACTGTTTAAAACCTGACATGTAGCCAAGAACTTCTTGGTCATATTGGTCAGCTAAACGATACGCTGCACGATCCGTAGCAAGCTGTAGAAAATTGATGTGGCTGTGAGCCTCCTCAATGTCATCCATTTTAAAAGCATAGTAGTTGCTTTTGTCGATAACAAGTTGGAAGTCTTCATCATCCAAATCTTGTGCTGTGACGGTGGTGCCACGAGCATACTCTTTCACCGAAATTTCGGGTTCTTTGATAATACGCACTGTATCACCTTGGGCAGCAATCTCCCCAAAATAATCAGAGTTCGTAATATCACCTACGGTAGCAGCTTTACGGAAAGCAAGCTGTACCTTTTTGGAGTAGATTACGGGACTAAAATTACCGTTTGGTAAATTACCGTAACCCGCTGCTGTTTGAAAAGCCATAATAAATCCTCCTTATAATTGGCTTCGGGTTACAAAGCTAACGTTTACAAGAGGCTGTTACATTTTCTAGGGTGCAGAAATATTTAGTTGGCCTACCAAATAATATCTGGGCCTATACTTGAACAGGTAGTTCTTATCAAATTAGACTTTTGGAATAAAGGTTTGTACAAAAGGTGGTCAAAAGAGGCTTTTGTACATATACCCCTAGTTATACTGTTGATTTTATATTTGTCAACAATTATCTAGCTTTGCCAGATATATCATAAACGAATTTACCAGAGCGTATTGCTTTGTTAATTTCGTCTGATCTTTCTTCAAACTCTTCGGCTGTCATACGTGAAACCTCAGACTCTGTAATTACATTGTTTGCGTCCTCTACATCTACTTGTGTTTTACTACGTTTAGTCACAGTAGAGGCTGCTGCTTTTCTTTTTGTTTTTCTGTCATTGTTTGTAATACCTTTGTCAACTTTATACAAATCAATAACACGTACCACTGAAGCAGGATCATCAGAGTTTTCATATAAGGCATCCCTGACCCACTTAGGTTGTTCATCTGCCCAAGTATGAAAGTCATCTGATTGTCTTAGTTGATCAAAATCCTCATGAGACTTTCTAATTTCATTCTCTGCTTTTGTTCTCGTAAGTTCTGCCTGTGCTTCATCTAGCTCCTGTAGACGTATCTCAGCTTTAGAAAACATCTCTTGTGCTTTTTGTGCAGCGATAGTTTCTACTATGCCAGCTACATCAGGATTTTCTTTTGCCCATTCTTCTATATCATCATCAGATTTAGGTGGTGCTATACCTTGTCTTTTAGATTGTTTTTGAAGAGCTTCAAACTTTTCTTCCCACTCTTTTTCTTTCTTTTGAATATGACGCCTTAAATCACCATAGCGTTTTTTAAAACTTCTTTCTTCTGCAGATAACGTTTCTTCTTTAACTTCTGTATCGGCCTCTTTCGTTTCGGTAGTTTCTTCTTCTTGTTGTTGTTCAGATTCACCACGATGCTCTGCTTCAAGACGTTTAATCTCCTTTTCGTCCTCTTCTAATTGTTTTTGTTTTCGTGTATAGTTATATCCTCTATCCACAAATCCTGCAGTTTTTTGAGTTTCTACTTCTGCTAGTTCAGGCATTTTATTCTCCTTATGTTGGGGCCAGTCGTAACTGGGTAGCCTTATCGTTGTTTTTTCTTTTTGGTCATTAGACCACCTTTTGCTCCACCTCTAGCACCACCACCTTGTGTACCAAATCCACCTTTTGCTTCAGGTTTGTCTTCTGGTTCTGAAACATTTCTACTTCTAAATGGTTTACGATCACGATCTTTTCCACTACTTCCCCCACCTTGATTTATTTTTCTATCAGATACGGCAGTTTTTGGCACTGCAGAGAAAAAATCTGGGTCAGTAATACTTGTGCTTGAGCCATAATAACTAACATCATCAAAACCTTTTTTAGCAAGTGATTGACTATATACCTGTTGATTTGCAAGATACCTTGCTCTTTCACCATAAGTTCCTTGCATAGCTTCATGTAAGTTATACATACCTTCTGAAGTATCTGTGTTAAAAGTATATTCTCTTCGCTGCCCTACATTTTTACCAGCACTATCGTATCTTGCATTTGGTAAGACCTCATCATATTTACCAGAATAATAATTTTTAATTACTTCTTTATAACTATTTCCTGTACCAATATTTAAGCTATCTAGTGTTTTAAAGAACCCAGTGTCAAAAGCACTATTATCTATTAGTTTCTGTATTTCACTAGCTACTTCACTCATTCCTTCTACACCAGCGTCACCTTGCTCCTTTGCAAATTTCATAATTCCTTTAGCTTGTGCTAATCTATTAATACTAGATATACCTCCAAGCAATTGTAAACCAGGAGGGCCAAGTCCTCCAGGTCTTGTAAGGCCAGGCATATTTTTTAAATCTAATAGTTCTCCTGCTTTATTTTTTAAACCCTCTGCATCATCAGCACGAATACCTTCTAAGAAACTTGTATCTGGTTTTTTATCAGGAACAAACTCTCTACGATCTTTCTTTTGTGTTTCAAATTCAGGTTTTAAAGCGGCATATCCTTCCTCAGTAAGTGGGTATGCTGCAGCATTTTCTACATTTTGAGGATCACTTGTATCTATAATAAACTCACTTGGATTATTAGGATCAGAAATATATTTAATATTTATAAATTTTCCAGTTGCATTATAGTGTTTTCTAAATTGAGTGATTGAAGTTGTTCCTGCAGCAGCGGCTCTATTTGCAATTGCAGAAGAACTCATTGTAGAAAAAGGAGAAAAATATTCTAGGGGATTTCTACCTTGAGGCAAATTTTGTGGACTAAAAGCAGAGTTATCTCCCCCACTTTGAAAACCTGTCATTACCCCACCTTGATTTGCAGTAGCTGGTTTAGGCATACCTACAGGTTTAATCTGCATATTTCGTTGAGCTTGTTCTGGGGTAATAGGTTCTCCACCTATCCTACCTGTTCTTTCCATCTGTTGTAAATTATTTTTAGCTTGATTGCGCAGATTCTCAAAAAAACTTACTCCATAGTATCTAAGGACATCTGCAGGAACTACATATTCTCCCTCTGATAACATTGCAGGAATATCATCTCTAACTTCTTTTGCCATAGAACCAGGCGGCACTTCATTACCAGAGACAGGATCACGTAACATACCATCGTCTTTCATACCATCATAATCAAATAAGTCCATCTGATCTTGCATACTTTTTATATTTTGCATAACGCCCCCTTCAGCCATTAATTTTATCTCTCAACCTTGATAAATCACGTAAAGCACGTATTACACCCTGTAGTCTAAACATCTCTTCAGGTTCCCTAGATTGTTCAAGGGCTACTTGAGCAAACCCTAATCTTTCCTCTAACTCATCTAAAAAAGGATTGTAAAGTTCAGGGTTGTTGACAAAAGGTTTTAAATTATTATTTACTACTAACTTCATTGTAACTGCCGTTCACCACCAGTATTGCCTGAGAAGCCTTGTTCTCCTGGTGTAGGTGCTGTTCCTGTTCCTATAGTACCTCCCCCACTACCTTGCGTATCCTGCACCTGTGCGCCTGCTGGTGCGCTCTGAGGGGCTACTGGAGGTGGAGGGGGTGGATTCTCTTCTCTAAACTTCTTTAACACTTCTGCTTGCACTGCAGCTTCAGAAAGATTATTACCTACCTTATCAGGGTCAAGATCCATAGACTTTGCAATCTCACGTACAATATAATCCATCCTAGCAAACGGAGCCAATACAGGATTAGATACTACCTGCATAAACTGCATCAGCCTTTGACTACGTACCTCAGTAGCCATCAGACTTTCTGTACCACGAGCTTTAACTTCTAAGTCACCTTTAATCTCTGGGTCAAAGTTAAACTGCATATTAAAACTAAAGAAAGCCTTACCAAGTGGGGCTAATAAATAGTCATCAATATTCTTTATTACATTCCTAATACTACCATTAGCAGCAGACATAAGCATAGAAATACCAGAAGCAGTACGACCCACGCCACTAACGCCTGTCTGACCATGAGCGAAAGATGGGAAGCCAGTTGATTCATCTGCTAATACCCTTGCTTTATCAAACATCTGCATATTTTCTGCAGACACATTTGGGAACTTAGTACCAAAGATTGCTTGTCCTGGTGCTCCCCCTTGTCTCCTAAATACTTTACCTGGATACACAGAAAGATCTTGTCCTGGCACTAAATTTGTTTCGTCTATCTCAATAAGTAAATTACCCGATAGTGCAGCATTATCTACCGCCATCCTCATAAACCCATTCATAAGGGTCTGTGTATCATCCATATTTTCCCCTATACCTACCCCAAAGATACTATAAGGATTCATTTCGTATGGTGCAGCAAAATAAGGTATATATGCAGGTGTAAACGGATTCATAACAAGACGTAGCACCTGACCATTACAAATCCAAGCATTTATACTTACTTGATCAGAATCTTGTAATTCCTCTGGTATTTCAACATCTTGTCCCTCTAAAGTCTCTGTGTCTATAAAACCCCAAAACTCTAAAACTTCAAACCTTTCAACACTATATTCTTCTGCATCATCCTCCATAATGTGTTCCCACCATTCTTTTTGATAGGACTCACCTAAGTTAAGTGCATTATCTATTGCATTAGAACGAAAGTAGGGACGATTTTTTAAACCACGTAGCTGAGAGCGAGACATCTTATGTCGCTCTATAATATATTCTGCCTCTTCCATTGTTGCTGCATCAGGATCAGGATAGAAGTTCCAGATAGAAACACTAGAAGTTTGTGGTATAGTTTTAAATACTGGAGAATACTCACCGTCATCATTCCAATTAGGGTATTCTTTATCTATAGCAAATGGCCCCTTCATAATCCCTGTGCCAAACAAAGCTGTTTCAAAAGCAGCAGCACGTAAATGTTTTTTTGCGTAGGATTCTTCTAGCTGGTCATGTATTCTTTTTTCCATTTTCTTAGCTGCAATTTCTGCAGGATGGGTTTGAATAGTTGTAGGTGTTGAGCTTGGGTCTTCTTTTAATATATCTAAAACAGGTTCTAACTTATCCTCTAAACCTGCAAGTCTTTCTACAAACTGTGGGAAAGTTTCACCAGGAAGAAGATCTTTGCTTTCTTGTTTTTCTACTGCCTCTCTTATTTGTGGGTTTGTTTCAAAGCCAACTGTCTCAGCAACTCCCTCTGGTAAAGTTGTTGGATCTATTGAGATAGGAAATCTTTGTCCACCAAAAAGAACCTCTGCTATCTGACCATAAGCAGCTAACACTTTTGTCTTAGTAACCTTTACAAATATTTTAGATTTCTCTGTAGATGTAAATTGTACATCAGGGCCATACAAACCTCTATAATTTCTGTAAGCCTGTATCCATCTTTCTTCGTCTAATCGTCTAGAAGTTTCAGCCTTGTAATATTTTCCCTTTACAAAACTAACTATTTGTCCTGCTGCTGGATCAGAATATCCATCTTCCTCTACATCATCAATACTAGAGGTTTCCTCTCTGTCCATTAACATTTCTTCAAGTTCTTCTTCCATTTATTTTTCTCCACTGTCTTTATGAATACAGTCTAACTGGATTGTATAATTTTTATTTTCTATATAAGATTCCCAAGCATCAGAGTTTATTATTCTTTCACATTGTTTTAAAGTAAAAGGTTCTTGCATTACATATTGATTGCCAATGTAAATCCACTCAGTTCCATTAAATCCCCACATGCTAATAACAACTAAAAAAGTTTTCATTTAATATCCAAACTTTGTATCTGCCATTTGAAAACCTGAACTTTGTGCTACAGGATCAAAATCAAATAAATTACTTCTAGGTCTTGTCATCACTCCATAACGTAAAGCGTCATATAAGTGGTCTTCTGAATTTGTATCTACATCTTCTGGATTATTTTTATCAAGAGGTATGGCAGGGAATTGAGATATGGTATTAACACAACTATTAAAAAATACCAATCTAGGCTCCTCTGTAAACTCATCTACTTGTAATCTCCTGTGTATTTCATTTTTACCTGCTACACGAGATCCTCTTGATCTATCAGATGGCCTCCACCTACAACCTTTCATAATCATTTGTTCAGCAAGACTAGGACCAGTATCTCCTCTATTGTGCCATAAAGAAGAGTCTAAAACACCGTATCGTATTTTATCTTCTCCTTCTGCTTCTAGAATCATATCTGCTAAATTATCAGCAGTTACTTTAGAAACATACAACTCTCTATAAACAACTAGTTGCTCTGCAGGTGTTACAGCAAACCACACCACTCCTGTATGAGAGCCATATCCATAGTCACAAGCTCTAAACCTAGTCCAACTATTAGGGATATCGTAAGGATCTACCACATGAATCTTACGGTTAAATTCAGGGAAGGCGGCTCCCTCGTTAATATCCCAATCTCCTTCAAGTAGCTGTCTACGTTGGTGCTCAGGCAGAGATAAAAGATTAGCTTCGTACAGACCATCATCAGCAAGATACGGATTATCAAAAAGTGTTGCAGGGATAAACTTACGTTTAAATAAAGGCTCACCCTCTTTACTATGACCTTTAGGCCAAGTTATAATTTGTCCACTGTCTATATCAGTAGCCCAAAAAGATTTATTATGTTCTGCAGGATCAACAAAAGTTTTCTTTACCCACTGATGCCCTGGTCCTCCTGGGTTGCTTGTTGCCCTCATATACAAAGGCAACCTACTGTCTCTTGTTGTACGTAACCTACTTCGCATAAAATTCCACGGATAAGGAGTGGGCCACTGTGTAAGTTCATCAAATCCTATCCAATTAAATGCTTGTCCCTGATACCTCATAACATCATCATCACGATCAAGATAAGACATCCACAACGTTGCACCAGAGGGAGCTACCCAAGTCTTATCACGTTCCATAAACTTTATACCAGGAATAGCTTTTGGGTAAAGTTGTTTAGATACTGAAATAAGTTCTCTTAGTTCTTCCGTGCTACGTCTAACAAGTAGCATACTAGCATGGGGATTATCAAAATATCTAACAGGATCAGCAACTAAACTATAGCTCTTTCCACCACCAGCCGAACCTCCATAAAGCACCTCTTGTTCTGTAGCAGCAAGAAAAGCTGTCTGTGGACCAGGATTAGGTTTAAATATAACCTCTCTAGGTCTTTCTTGTATATCCTCAGCTAATACTTGAGGCTTCTCCATTTCCTTGGGAGATGATTTTACCTTCAAGTTTTTGCGCTTTCTCAAGGGCTTCTTTGTATCGCTTGGCAAGGTAGCGTTGATTTGAAGCTGCTGTCTTACGTTTTTGCTCAATCTTTACCCTCTTCATTAGACCTACATGAGATATTTTTCTGCCAGATTGTGTGCTTAACCAATTTGCTACATCACGGTAGCTGTACTGCCTTAGATATTTCTTAGCCTTTTCATAAAGCTCTAATTCTTCTTCAATAGGTAAGAGTATATCTTTATCTTCAGGATCTTGTTTATATCCAAAAGGTATGTGTCTGCCTATTCTGACTACGGGGTGCCAAATATAACCATCATCTGTTTTATCTGGTACTGGAAGTTTCCACTGTTTATTAATCTTCATTTTCTTTTGGGGGTAAAATAAACAAAGGACTATCAGCTTTTACTTCTACCTTTTCTGTTTTAACAAAGCCAGCCCTATCTAATAAATCTTTTGCTGCTGCCATCTTTTCTTTATTACCTAACTCTGTAGGATTGTTAAGAATCTCCATCATAGACCAAGCAGCTTGTGGTCCACGAGTTGCAAGAAACTTTTTAGTAAGCTCTGCAACTTCCTCCTGCAAAGAATTTAAAATAACACTAGAAGAAATACCTGGAGCATAGCCAGCAAGTTTTACTGCTCTTGCTGGACTTCCTCGTGCCTCTTCAAAAAGCACATCTAAAAACATCTGTTGTTTTTCTGTAAGATTACGAGCCATATTATTTCCTATGCTACTACAAAGTCTACGTTTTCACCCTGTCTTTGTTGTGGATATACTTTACCCATATTCTGAGGATGGTACGTATAGGCATCTGTATATTTATACTTTTCTATTTTTTGATCTATTGCTCTAGCAGTTTCTTCTACTTTTTTAACTGAATAATCAACCAATCCTTTATCAAAAGGTTGTAAAGGTAAAGGCATATAATCAAGAAGTCCCAGACTTACACTCATTTATTTTACCTTCCTGTAGGCTCTGGTTTTCTTTGCAATTTTTTTAGGCTGAGGTACATGCTGCTTACCTGCCTTAGTGCCTTTTCTTTTAGCTCTGGTTGTAGCGGCATATTCAGCATCGCTAAGAGACTTAATAGCCGCAGAAGGTAAATACCGCTCACCAGTTTTAGCACTAGGCTTGCCACTTTTAGTGCGCCACTTTTGTTTTGTCCATGCCTTTAGGCTTTTTTGTGATTTCTTGAGAGCCATTTAACAGCAGTCACACTCTGGGTGACATTTACGATTTAGTAAAGCACACCATATTCTTTTTAAATATCTAAACATTACTTGTATCCCCCTCCTGCTTTTTTGTAAGCAGAGGCCAACATCTGTGCTTTACGTGCTGACCACTGCCCAGG